GGATGCCCGGACGATGCGCCGTTCCTCAAAGCCGTTTTCACGCTTGGCGTAATAACACTCGCCGCCGTAGAACGCGCATTTATAAGCGGGGACTCCATCCGCAATGACATGCTTCAAAATCTTCATCCCCGGCTGATACGCCCAGGAGAAAATCGTGCCGTCGACATACTGCCCGGAAATGAGCAGGCGGTTCGGCTGGAACGGGTCATAGGAAACACGGTAGAGAAATTCCACGCCGTGCAAAGTCAAGGTGACGGTACGTCCCGGCTCGACAATCGTGATCGGACCGCGCCTTCCGGCATAAACCACATGATCTTTGCGCACAAATCCGACATCGGCAAATTCCTGTGCCAGCGGTTCGGATTTGAGTCCGTACATCCGGTAAAGCCGAAAACGGCGGTCTCCCTCCCAGCCTCCGGCGATGAAAGAAATCTTCCAGACGCCGTCCTCAAATTCAGCAGTCGGACCGCATTCGGTCGCGTCCGTTGGAAGTCCGGTCTTGAGCCGTTTCCATTTCAGCCCGGTAAAGTGATACAATTTCCACAGGCCGTTATTCTGAATGCAGCAGAATTCTTTCGGCTTGCCGTCCGCATCCATGGCGGAGAACGGCATGTGCGTATAGCGTGAATCGTTGAAATTAAACATCTTTCCTCCATAAATTTTATCCGTTGGGGCAAGGCCATTCGATGCTGCCGTCATCGCGGACGCATCCCTGCTGAAGCTCCATGTAACCGTTGTACCCATACCCGGAAGTGAACTCCGCTGGAAGTCCGGTGAGTTTGCCGTTGCCGTCGATTGTGCCGTTGTTGTAGATTGTGCCGGAACAGGATGCATCGGGATTGTTGTGATGGCTTTCGCCCACATCCCGGATGCGCCAGCGGTGTCCGGGCAGACCGATTTTGTCACCCTGATACGGACGCAGATTCCAAGTTTTCGGCCCGGTGTTCGCATTGGTGATTTGGCTCGCGATGACACGCGGTTTGCAGCAGGGACACACCCAGCAGACGATCAGCCGCCCGTTTTTCTTCTTTTTGATAAGTTTCTTGGTCTCCTTGTCCCTCCACAAAATCGAAGGATGAGTTTCTTCATCGGCCATAATTCACCTCAATTTGTGGTTGAACAGCGATCGGACACCATAAAAATCGCGACTGGGACGCGGAACGAACAGACCGTCACCGATTCACCGGAAACCTTGCAACTTCCAATCGGATAGGCGTACTGTCCCGGCGTGGAAATCTTGACTTCCGGCGTTGTCCAGTTGCCGTCACTGCCGAGCGTCGTGCAGACGCAGACCGTTCCCGTTGACGGTGACAGTTCTTTTGCCGCGACATCCAGCCACTCGCCGTTGCGGTTCAAATATCCGGCGGATACTTTCAGTTTTTTTGATTCGGTATCGTAGGAGAGCGCAAACGGTCCGTCGTAAATATCCTGCGAAATTGCGCCAAGGAGAATCACGCCTTTGCCGCCGGAGGAAAAAATCACCGGCGCGCCGGTTGCACCACGGGTGAATGTTGCAGGACTGCTCGTGCTGGGCTGGGCGTAATCGCCCGAACCGGAAAGCGCTACCGTCGCCGGACCGCTCAAGACGCAGTCGCCCATTTCCTTTGCGGCCAGTTTCAGCACCGTCACCCCCCATGGTTTCGCCGCGTCTTTCAACGGTTCGCAGGGAATGACGTCGCCGCAAAGCGAACCGTTTTCCGAAAAATTGACCGCTGTTCCGGCGGCGATTTCACCCGATCCGGCATTGTAGACTTGAATGCGGACAACACCCGATCCGGCTCCGAGAATTCCACGGCTTTGAAAGCCGTTGAGGGAATTCACGATGTGCCGGACGTTGTTGGAAAGCATGGCGCTTGGGGTGAATTTCTGACCCTTGCTGACATCCGGGAAAAATCCCATAATTCACCTCACAATCCCAGTGCGCCGAAGCTGGCGTATTCGCAAACTTGATCGACGTAGATGGCTTCGACTTCCGCTTTCGGAACACCGCTTTCGGCGGAGGTTTTGCTCAATGCCCAGACGTATTCAAAGCCTTTTTTCGAGACGCTTTTCGTCCCGATTTTTGCGCCGGACTCGTTCGGCTGAATGGCAAAGTTGAAAGTTACAGTAACTTTCGTTGACTTCTTGTCCGGGCAGGAATAGCTCATGCCGAGGAACATCACTTCACCCGCCGACCAGCCTTTGAACGAGCCGCTGTTGACTTTCCCGACCAGAGCCGCCACGTTCCGTTTGAAGGACGTGGAAATCCGGCTCAACTTCATGATCCGGGTGTAGGTCTCGCGCAACTGCGCCGTCGGAATGTCCACCCCGGCGATCTCCATTTCCGAACCGGATTTGCCGTTCCAGCCGATTGCGCCTCCGGCATCTTTTGTGCCGAACGCCCTGGTCTGTTTCAGACTGTGCGTCATGTGCTTCGAACCACCGCCGCAGTCGAAACTCACGGTCGGTTCGGGATCATCATCGTCATTATCGTCATCGGACGAAGTGGTTTCCGTTTTGTAAACGGCGTTGACCTTGAAGGTGGTGTCGTTTTCTCTGGAATCGATTTCCACCGAATCCAGCGGCAGATCGCCGCAGGTGGCCGGAGCAGCGGCAAGAACGGCAGTCAACGCCTCGTTCTCGTCCGCGACTTCAAACGCCACATACGGGATCTCCGCCGAAGTGAATTTTCCATTTTTATTGATCGCCTTGGAATGGGCGCTGTAACTTTGCTCGACTTTCGACATATCAGTCTCCGTATGTGGTGTTTCCGCTTGAAGAACCCGTCTCCAGTTTCTTCAGGTGCTTGTTGGTTTCCTTCTGCTGCTTCACCGATTCTTCGGTGGCCTTGGCCGTTCGCTCCTGTGCGTTGCCGCCGCCGAGCATATCGCCCAGTTCCTCCGCCGACCAGCTCCCCATTGCCTTGTCACCGGTCACCCCGGAAACCTTCGCTTCGGCTTCCTTGGTGTTTTCGGCGGCCGCGGCGGTTTTCTCCTTGGCGGCATCGACCTGCGCGGCTTTCTCGGCGGCGCGTTTTTTGACTTCGTCCATGGCCGACTGCCATTGCCCTTTCGCCGCCTCGATTTCAGCAGCAGCACCTCCGAGAGCATCCCGGTAGGCCTGCTGGTTCTCCATGATTTCCTGATTCATCGCGTCATCGATGGATTTGTTGGAGGAATCCCATTCGTCGCCGAGAGCTTTCCGCTCCGATTCGCGGCGGTTCACCGCATCGGCGGATTTCTGTTCACGCGCCGACTTGCGGTCGGAATATTCTTTCTCCACCACCGCGATTTGAGCGTTGACTTCCTCGTCGGAATCGAACAGCCCCTTGGTGCGAATCCACGCCTTTTGCAGTTCCAAAACTGTTTTTTCAAAAGTGGTCACAATCCCGTCCCAGATGAAGCTCCATGCGTCCTGCATCGCGTCCCCAATCTGTTTCAACCCCATCAGCAGACCATACCAAAGATTATTGGCCAGTTTGAGGATGGAATAGACGGTGATTGTCCACGAATCATCGAGGAAGTTTTTCAGCTCAAACCATGCTTTTTTCAACGGAAAAAGCCCGGTCAGCCAGACCACCTTCAAGGCAGCCAGCCCAACTTTCGCCGCCCCGGCAAGATCGCCGGAAGAGAGCGCGATTTTGATGACCTCCCACGTCTGCCCGACCACTTCGCCAATGGCTTTGAACGCCGTGCCGAAATCGGCGGCGAGTCCGCGTACCCCGTCGGCGCACATATCCCATGCTCCGGTGAGTTTCCACACCGCTGCGACCAGTACGCCCAAGGCAACGGCCACAAGAACCGCCGGGCTGCTGATGGCCGCCCATGTAGCGAGAGCCACAACCTTTACGCCGATGAGAACGGTTTTCAAAAGCGTGAATGCCGCAATGAGTCCCTTGACCGCCGCAATGGGCGCAAGCACCACTACTTTCAATATGGTGAACATCGTGCAGAGACCGCCGACCGCAAGCGCCATCGCTTTGACGGCGACTCCGGCGACAATCAATGCCGCACCAAGCGCCGCGACTCCGGCAATGACTTTCACCGCCATGATGATGACTTCTTTATGCGCGGCGCACCATTCGGCCATGCGATTGAGCATCTGCGAAATCTTGTCCATGTAGGGCGCAATGGCATCGCCGATAATCCGGCCAATGGCAATCTGCACCCCTTCGACAGCAGACATGAATCTGCGGAACGCTCCGCCGATACCCTTGTCCATTTCCAGCGCGGTCTGCGCCGCCACTCCGTTGACCGATTTCAATTTTGCAATGAAAGCGTTCAACTGGTCGATATTTCCGCCCAGCTGCAATCCGGCGAGAGAGCCGCGCAAATCGAAAATCTCCTCCGCAAAGCCTAATCGTTTGGCGGTCGGCATCGTTGCCATGGCTTTTGCTATATCGGCCATAATGTCCGGCATCGAACGCAAGTTTCCGTTCGCGCCGATGGTGGCGATCCCGATGGCTTTCAGCTTGTTCTGAATGTCAGTTTTGGCAAACTGGCTGTAGGATTTCCGCAAAGCAGTTCCGGCAAGCGAACCCTTGATGCCCATGTTCGCCAGCACACCCAATGCGCCGGAAACATTGACGATGCTGTCTTTTGCGGCGGCGGCCTGCGGACCTGCCATCTTCAAGCCTTCCGCCAAATCGGTCAACGTCTGCGCCGAACCGTTCGCGGTGGCGGTCAGAATATCCGAGACTTCCGACATTTTGCCGGATTCAATTCCGAATACGCGCATGTTGTTGGCCGCGATTTCAGCGGCTTCCGCAAGCTCCGTCCCGGTCGCTCTTGAGAGATTCAGAACCGCCGGAATCGCCGCTTCGATCTCTTTGGCGTTGAAACCCATGCGCCCCATGGCGGTCATGCCGTCCGCAACCTGTTTGGCCGTAAACGAGGTTTCGCGTCCCAGCTTTTCCGCAACGGCGGTCAGCGATTTGAATTCCGTTTCGGTCGCGCCGGTGACGGCCTTGACCATCCGCATCTGATCGTCGAAATCCGCAAAAGTCTTGGTGGCAAAGGCGAACGGCGCGGCGGCGATGGTTGCCACCGTCACCATGCTTTTTCCGGCGGTCGTGAGGGTGTTGCCGAAATTCCTGATTTTCGTCTGCGCCTGTTTGAGACCTCGCTCCAGCTTTGTCTGGTCGAGCATGATTTCGACAAACGCCCGTCCGGCTTTTACATTACCGCTTGCTCCCGCCATATTTCACCACCTCCCGTGTCCGGCTTCCCAGCATCGTTTTCAGTTCGCCCATCGTTACTTTCTGAACCGGCTTTTTCCGCTGGAAATAAGGGTTGAAGTCGGCGGGCTTGGCGGATTTCCCTTTCTTGGGATCGCGCAGGATGTTCACAATCAAAGCCATAAGGCATGAGGTCTGCGCCCACTCCATCTTGCCGCGTCCCTCGGCCATTTGCACCAGTTCACGCAAGGTGAAGGGATCGGGATTTACTCCGCAGATTCCGGCGCACTCGCCGACAAGCCGGTCAACCGTTCCAGTTCGGAGACCAGTTTGTCTTCGAATTTCCCGTCCGCAAGGAGACTTTCCATCTTTTTCCGGGCAAGGCTCTCGAAACGGCGCGTCGCGGACAGGATCTTTTGAAACGCCCTCCGTTTCGCCTCCGGGAAAAAATCAATGATTTCATCCAGCAAAGCGCTCGTTGCATGATCGACGGCGTCTCCGGCCATCGCCGCGCCAAATTCCTCGTCGGAAATGTTTTTTGCGTCGGCTTCGGGCTTGCAGACGGCGTACAGCACATCCACCAGCAGCACCGGATCGGTCGAGAGCCGTTCCAAGAGTTTCGCGGTGGGATTGTTCTTCGCATCCAGTTCAACAATGGAATTCAAATCCACATCGCAAATCGCCCGGACGCGTTTGATGGCGGCAACATTAACCGCGAGAGTCCAAAGCCGTCCGGCGTTATCGGTAAAACTTTTCATGATTTCCTATTCCTTATATATAGGGATTACGTCCAGCTCGGCGCACGGGTGGACGCGGTCGGTTTCGCCGTCACGGAAACACTCATCGCTTCTTCGAGCGGCTGTTCCACCGAGAACCCCGTGATCGACCAGTCCGCGTCAAGACCGTGACCGTCGCCGTCCGTTACGAAAAGCGCCAGCGGAGTGTTGGAAAAATACGCCGTCTGGAATGCCGTAAAGTCCGCATCTTCAGTGTCGTAAAGCATCCCAAACTCCAAACTCGCTTCTTTCAGCGTCGCCACGGACGCTTTCCATCCCTGCGTTGCGCGGGTGGTCACATCGGCATCGCCGGATTCGAGGTTGAGCGTTAGGTCCTTCACATTCGTAACCTCGGTCGCGCCGGTCGATCCGGCGGTTCCCCGAAGCAGTTTCGCATCGAGGCCAAGTACAATTGCCATAAGAAAAACTCCTTAAAATTTATGGTTTTACACTGTCTTTCCACAGCTTCGGCAACTGCGGAAAAACTTTAACAAGCGTTGGTCCCATGAGCGCTCTTTTCGGGTATTTGCGTCTGCGGTACATGCCGCCGAATTCGTGCGCCGTCATGGATATTCCGATCAGGGATTTTGCCGGACCGATGACCACCGCCATGCGGTGTTTTTCGACTCCGAAGAGAATCGACTGTTTAAGCAAACCGCGCCGGGTATGCGGCGGTGTTCCAGGTGACGAAGATTTGCTGGAACGCGAGACCGCGTTCCGTGCCGCCTTGCGGGTATATGCCCCTGCCGAACGGAGCGACTTTACGCCGCCTTTTTGAACCGCTTTTTTGACGGCTTCGTCATCGAATTCGACCCGGACTTTTACTCCGGTCACGCTTTCACCAGTTTGAATGTAAGTTCAATCACGCTGGTGAACTGGCCGCGCTCCCGCAGATGCTCCGGGCTGTAAATGGGATTGTAGGCAACGCAGACGCAAGTCGCTCCGGCGAGTTTTTTGTTCAGAAAGCCCAGTCCCAATCCCTCGACGAATCGGAGCATATCGTCCAGTCCATCCTCGTCGCACCGTTTCAAAACTCCAATTTGAACTTTCGGCAACTCCTCGTGTGCCGCACGGGAGAGCGTCTTATATTCGGTGGAGAGCGGCACGACCACCACGCGCATATCGTCCAAATCCCGCAATTCAAATTCCGGAAAAAAGGATACCTCCGCATGGTATTCCGAAAGTTCCGCCACCACTGCGTTGGCAACATTCAATACTTCCGACATTTTTCACCTCCGCACAAATTCCATGACAATGTTCCCGACTGCTGCCAGCAACGCAATCAGCGCCGCTCCCAGCGCGGACATCATCGTTTTCTGCATGTCGGCGGCAGGTTTGCACGGCGGATAATGGTGCTGCTTGTCTTCAAAGTGCATTTTGACCATGCCCTTCAATTCAGCAAGCTCAAGTCTTGACTGATTCACCGCCTCCCAGAGGTCGCGGTGATTGGGAATTTCATCCTGCATTATTCGCCTCCGATTTCCTTGGTGTGAATACGCCGTGTCCAGTGATACGTTCCCGACCATCGCCACACCGGTTCACCGTTGGGCGCAAGCACTTCATAACGGCATCCGTTATAGACGATGGCATCTCCTCGTTCGGGTTCGTTTTCCAGTTCCGAAGCTGCAATCAGAAAATCACGGCTTTCGGTGCGGACGGTCACGCCGTACTGGTCTTCGGCACGGAACAGCGTTTTCCCCAGCGTCACATTGACTTCAATGTGCGTCCCGTCCCGGCGGACATACTCCGCCGGAACGGAAAGCTCTTTACGCCGTTGATATTCCAGCCATTCCGATGCCTG